TATATGTATTTTGATTTTGTGGTGAATATGTTGGACTTGTAAAAGAAGTAATTTGAGTGCCATTTACATATAATTTTGCTCTATCTGAACTGGTTGCTTGTGTTGTATCGACCGCTAAAACAAGGTGATACCAAGCGGATGGGTCACGAAATACTTGTGTCGATGTTAAGTTAAATCTTATTGAGCCGTCAGACAAATAATATACTAATGCATCTGAATTACTAAAGAAAAATTGGTCTACGCCAGAACCAGAAGCACTCAACAATTCATGGTATACTCCATTAGCGGATTTTTTGAACCAACACGAAAATGTCCATTTTTGCCTATTACCTGCCGCACTTGGTGTTCTACTTAAATATGCAGAAGAACTAGCTCGAAACCGTAAAGATTTCTCTACCTTATACGGTGGCCAGTTATTGGTGGATTGTGCTGCTGATTGCTGATTAAGTGTGAATACACCTGAAGCGCCCGCTGCGTTTACAGTTGGCGGAGTGGATGATACTACACCTGCGGTGTATCGTTTAGACATAACTTAGATTGTAAATTAAGAGATTTCTTCAAAGCTTACAGTAACATCAATCTTGTTAGCTGCAGAGGCCAAACCAGCGAGAATATCGCCTTCTTCCATGTATAAAGATGTTGTCTTATCAATTACAACCAAAGAAGCATCTGCTGGTACAGAGACGGTACTAACTAGGTTTTTAGTTACACCGGCACGAGCAGAATACAATGTGAGAGTAGCATCATAAGCGGTTGAACCATCAAAATTAGATAGTAAAACAGTATTAATCTTAAATACTTTGCCAGATGAGGCTGCGTTTGTTACAATGTTTCCACTTGTTGCACCAAGAACAGCAACATTGGTGTTACCTCTAATTGTTGCTACATTGACTATATTTGGAGCTGCCATTTAATTTTCCTTATTAACTGAATACAATAGACATGGCGATTGCTTTGCCAGTCGAAAATGGTGTTGCCAATTTAGCGTTAGTAATTGAAGAATCAACTACATTATTGGCGTTGATTGATGTGAGGCCTAGCTTATCGCCTGTAATAGCGCCAGCTACGATATTATTTGCATTGATTGATGTGGCGCCTAGTTTTGGGCCTGTAACTGCACCATCGGCAATATCTGCGGCAACTACTGTTCCGTCTAATATGGATGCTGCTGTAATTTTACTGAGAGGCATACGATATCCTATAATGAAATTATAGTGTATTTATGCTTTTAAAGGCTGTGTATTTCGTCAGGCTCTAAAGATACTACTTGGTTAATGAATTTACAAGCATCATCTTCATTACCAAAGTAACGAATAATGAACTGGCCTGTAAATTGCGAGATAATGGTCAATAATACACTTTGTTCTTCATAAATGGAGAACTTAATTATCCAACCATTTCTCGCTACGGGATGCCAAGATTTAGTTTTCACAGCGAACTCTAAGAAGCGCTTTGAAGGGACACGATTTGAGTGATTTTTTTGCATACTATTCTTATGTATGCAATCTAAAACCTCTACTTCGTAGGTGCAGGCACCTTACCATTGACCCATTCCCAATCTTCATCGGTCATGGGTATCCAATTTAACACTTGCATGGACTTGTCTCCTCCATCACTTTTCGTGCAACCTCTGGTTGACCGCTACGGGTCAAATGAACGGCTGCACGAGCTCTAGCAAAAGAATCCATTACGCATAGAAATTTGCAGAGGAGTTTTTTCATTATTTTTTAACCGTAAATTTCTCTACTTGGCTAACTGTTTGATTGTAAACAGCGTCAGAAATCTTTGCAACTTCTTTAGCGAAAGTAGTTTCGGCATTAATGAAAGATTGGAATGGCTCACGAACCGATTTGTCGGTAATGACTGTGTTCAAAAATTGAGTTTTGGCACCTTGGATGGTGTCGATGAATGAATTTGCGTATGATAGCATGTAAATCTCCTTTAGACGATTAATAAAATATAAGTGTAGCCTTTTTAAGCACTACAACCTTATATATGCTATTTTATATTGCAACGCAACAAAAGTGAGGCGATATCGGATTATGAAAAAGTATTGGCAATAATGGTAATATACCTGCCAGCCGCTTCTAAAATATTATAAGTAGCGGTGTCCGGTTTTGATAATAAAGCTAAGGCTTCATTACATGGTCTTTACGGATTCTACAAGAAATCCATTCATTGTAGTAAGTATCTCTCATCAGCGCATGTCTGCTGAATATCTCCCAGGATTCCCAGTAGCTGCACTCACTCCGTGTCTTACATAAGTGCAAGACCTCTCTAGTATATTCACTAGGGCCATTGACCTTGATTTCCTCTTGTAGTATCTTATTAGAACCAAAATAGGTTTCCCAATCAGATTTTACTCTGGTTCGTTTCTTCTTACCTTTAACTTGCTTTGTTTTGGATTTTGTAAAGAATTTTTTACCGACATACTTTTTGCCGGTTTTATTGTGAGTGATAAGATAGACCATGCCAAAGGCATCGCCTATCATATCTTCGGTGAATTCGTCTGCTGTATTATGAAAGTACCATGTCATACTGGTACTTATTCATCATCTTCCTGTGATTCTTCGGTTTCTACTAACATTTCCCCACAAAACGGACAAAAGTGTGGGTCATCTTCGCATTGTGAATCATCATACTTTATAGAAAAATCTGAAGAACATTCTTCACAAATATGGTGTAGTGTAACCATCAATTACACCATGACTGTTTGGCCTCACCGTAATATTCACGAGCAAAACCGTTTTGAATAAGCATAGTGCGTAGTGATTGGCCGTTTAATAAGATATCGCCCAAAACACGGCCACCGAATTTATCCCAGCCATACAACACAACTTGACGCTTACTGGAATTTGATACTGCTGATTTTGTAAATTCAGTAGCGGCTTTTCCTCTGGCATCTTCTGAAGAACATTGGGCTCTGAATCCTTTTTCCGGCGTATCAACTCCGTAGATTCGTACCGCAAGTTCGGGCTTAAGTGGTGCGGGAAGAAATGGTGCCGCTATGACCACAGTATCGCCATCGTTTACACGGACAATCTGAGCATCATAGGTTGCACCTTGTGGTTGTTTTTGTGCTAATGCCAAGGTAGGCACAGCGAGTAGTATGAGTAATAATTTTTTCATTTTGCTAACCTTAAAAATTTAAATAATGAGAGCCACATCCAACCAATGTCAAATTCCCACCACTTATCGCTTAGTTTGGTACTAGCGGGTGAGTTATGATGGTTATTATGTAGTTCTTCACCACCAATGAGTATGCCTAAAGGAAAAATGTTTCTCGATTCATCTTTTGTATTCCAATTACGATAACCAATACAATGACCAACACCATTGATAACGCCTGCAGCCCAAAATGGAATCCAGGCCATCTGTATCAGCCATATAACAATACCCCAACCATTAAACAATAATGTATTAATTATGAGCAATAAAGTAAAACCAACTTTACTGTGTTTACTGTAAACATTCTTTTCCATCCAATCATCTGGCGTTCCTGCACCATACATTTTTACCATTTGCTTATCTTCTGCGGCCTTGGCATATAACCATGCACCACCAACTAACATCTTTAATAGACCTTCGTTGAGTGGTGAATGTGGGTCATACTTTTTGTCCGTGTTTGCGTGGTGCTTACGATGAACAGCAACCCATTCTTTAGTGACCATACCTGTGGTCATCCATAACCAAAACCGCATGAAGTGTTGCAAGGCAGGATGAAACTCAATGCCTCTGTGTGCTTGACCTCTGTGTAGGAAAAGAGTAACACACACAATGGTAATGTGTGTGCATACAAGCAAATAGATTAATTCTATCAAGCTGCTTTACCCCATACATCGTCCCAATTACCAGACAAGGCGCCTTTTGCATAGTCAGTTACACGATTCTCAAAGAAGTTACCGTGAATCGGTGCGTTAATCATTTCTTCAACCCATGGCAACGGATTCTTTTTAACTTTAAAGATACCTTTCATGCCCATAGAAATCAATCTACGGTCAGCAATATAACGAATGTATTGTTTTACATCTTCGGCTGTCAGGTCTTCCATCTTACCCATTTCAAATGCCAAATCAATAAACTTCTCCTCTAGTTCCACCATGCGTGTGGCGATGGTGTAAATCTTAGATTTTAAATCATCATTCCAAATTTCTTGGTTTTCATGGATGTATGTTTTAAACAATTTAATCATGGACTCTGTATGCATGGTTTCATCTACGATTGACCATGTAACGATTTGACCCATACCTTTCATTTTACCATGGCGTGGGAAATTCAGCAACATAATGAAAGAACTAAACAATTGCATACCTTCGGTAAATGCAGAGAATACAGCGATATGTGTTGCTGTATTTTCTTTTGTGGTGTTCTTGCTTGAGATATCTAGCACATAGTCATGCTTCTGTCTCATAGCATCATATTCCATGAATTGATTATACATGGTTTCTGGTAGACCTAGTGTCTCAATCAAATGTGAATATGCAGCTACATGAAGTGCTTCACGAGCAGCAAAGCCCAATAACATCATGCGAACTTCTGGCTGTGGGAAATATGGTAGATAATTCTTTACATAACCACCTGCCACATCGATATCGCCTTGTGTAAAGAATCTAAAAATATGTGTAAGAAATTGTTTTTCTTCTTTTGTAAGTTTATTTTTCCAATCTTTTACATCCTCTAACATAGGAACTTCACTATGTAACCAATGTGCTTGTTCGTGCTTTAGCCACGCCTCATATGCCCATGGATATGAGAAAGGTTTAAAGTGTGTTCTATCTTCTGTTAAATTATATTTTTTCTTTACCATTTATTATCCTTCGCATGCTAGGCAAACTTCTTCTGTTGCCAATTGTTTTAGGTCGATTTCTTGTATTACTTCTCTTTCGATTTTCTTTGCTACTTTATCTGCTTTCGCCAACTTCTCAGAACGACAATAATAAAGTGTTTTCAGTCCTTGTTTCCAGGCCTGAAAATGAACTGCGTGTAAATATTTTACATTAACATCTGGTCTAAAAAAGAGATTGAGCGACTGTGCTTGGTCAATGTAACTCTGTCTGTTAGCTGCATGGTCCACAATCCATCTTTGGTCGATTTCCATAGAGGTCTTATACACATCTTTCGTCCAGTCATCGAGTATGTCCAAATGTTGAACACTTCCGTCATTTGCGATGATACTTGACCAAATCTCATTGTAGTCGAGTTTACTATCTGCATCACATTTTTCCTTAATGATTTTGTCCAGATATTTGTTTTTGTTTAGATATGCACCACTTAGCGTATCCTGTCTGTATGCGTTAGCTCTAAATGGCTCAACAGAAGGAGAAGTATTGCCCATGAGAATACTGCTAGAGGCATTGGGTGCCACAGCCATGACATGTGCAAACCTACGACCAGTGCCAACACAATCAGGAGCTTCGCCTCTTTCTTTACCCAATTTAAGATTCGCTTCATCTAGTCCCTCTTTAATATGTTTAAACATCCGATTGTTTGCACTTGTAGCAAGAGCAGATTCCCAAGCAATATTGTTTCGTTGCAAGTAAGCATGGAAACCTAGCGCACCAATCCCAATACTGCGTTCACGACTGGCTGAGTAAACGGCACGCTTAACGGCGGAAGGTGCATTAGAAATAAAATACTGAAGAACATTGTCAAGCATTTCTGCAACATCAGCAAGGAAAAGAGTATCGTTTTTCCATTCATCAAAATACTCCAAATTTAAAGATGATAAACAACAAACGGCTGTTCGCTCTTTATCTGTTGGTAAAATAATTTCACTACACAAGTTTGATTGCTTGATTGATAGACCTAATTTCTTTTGAAACTCTGGCATCAAACGATTACTTGTATCAATGAAATGTAAATATGGTTCACCTGTCTGCATACGAATTTCTAAGATTCGCTGCCACAATTCTCTTGCAGGTATGGTATCACGCACCTCACCACTATGAGGGTCTTTGAGTTCCCATGTATCGTCTGCATCAGGTTCTAACATACACTTTTCAATCAAGTGCATGAAGTCATCGGTGATGTTGATACCATGATGTAGATTCTGGCACCGCATATTTTGGTCGCCAGTAGGTTTACGCATTTCTAAAAAGATAAGAATATCAGGATGGGAAATATCCAAGTAAGCAGCATAGCTGCCTCTGCGAGTTCTACCTTGTCGATAAGCAAGAGAAGAAGCATCATAAGTGCGTAAATGAGGCATAACGCCAACACTTTTGTCATCAGCTGAACGAATACCAATACCGATACCAACGCCACCTCCTAACATTGAGAGCCAATTTACTTCCGAAAGACAATCGACCAAACCTTCCGCACTATCATCGAGGTAAGGTAAGAAGCATGATATAGGAAGGCCACGCTTAGAGCGGCCAAAAGAAAGAATGGGAGTAGAATAAGAAAGCCAATGTCGAGAGCTATACTCATATAGCCTTTGCGAATGTGCTTCATTCGACCCGAAATGTTTAGAGACATATGCAAACCTTTCCTGAGGAGAGGTTTCGTCCTCTCTCATATAACTTTCTTTTAATCTTTTAATACCTAGTTCATCGAAAAGAGAATCACGGGAAAAATCAACGGCAATACCGTGGACAATATCAGACATTCAAAACTCCAGTTGTTATTATTATTTCGTTACAAATTCATTCGCCATAGGAAATACTGTGGCGATTACTTCTGCACATTTCTGTGCTATTTGCATGTGTTCTTTCTGTGTGCCATTTGCTGAACGAAGCTGTATGTAGTGTATCCAACTACGCAAAGTTCCATTCATATACAAACGAGAGACAGTATTGCCTTCGGGCAGAACAGCCCTAGCCTGCTCTTTTGCGATACCTTTTGCGACAGCCCATTCATAAACTGCTTTGGCATGTGCAATAAGTTCTTTTTGTTTGAACATCCATTCATCACTAATTAATGCTTGACCTAGTGTGCCATCTAGTTCTATACTATTCTGGCGATTCTTTGGGTCTTGCAATCTTGCTTCACGCAATACAAAACTTAAATCCTTTGTTGGGTCAGCGTAGCGTTGTGAAAATTCCTGAAACGAAAAACTACGATGCCTCAACATTTGTCTTGCTATATCTCTTGTGGTTTCTATTTCTAAACACATGTTCACCATCTCTAACGGTGACCAGTGCTGATTGTTAATCAGATAACGAATTAACTTCTCACTTGTATCTTTGTTTGATTGGTTACCAGGATTTGACACCCTTGCACAGAAAGCAACCAACTCTGTCATGTTTTCTGCGGTTTGTACCGCAGGCTGTGAATAACTAATCAATTCAATTCTCATTCTATATTTTCTTCCACATATTAAATTTTAATTGCGCTTCAATATCTCTGAATGTGTTACTACTTATAATTTTTTCTATCTCATCCACAGGTTTTCCGGATAAAATTATTTCATTGATATCTTTACCTTGTATGCTAGACGGCCAAATTACGACATTGTGATGTAATTTGATTGCATTTTGCATCATCTTCACGATTTCTTTGTTGCGTGGTTCATTGTCAAATATTAAAACTTTTTCAGCTGCTGAAATTTCATCTGCAACAAGTGCCAAGTTGGCATCACCACTGGCAATACAGTTCGATAAAAATAAACTATCAATCGGACCCTCAACAATCTTAACAGGTTGATTTAGGTCAACTCTGTCCATACCATAGATTAACTTCTTATCACTTTCAATGGTGCGAATTGTAACATAACGAAGTGTTTTGTCGTTTGTTTCCAATGCACGGCCAGACACAGCAATCAACTCATTATACTCATTATAGAATGGTATTACAAGCCTAGCATCATCAACGATTTGTTTACCATGGTTCGGGACTAAGGCATCACAAAATTGTTTGTAGTGTTGCGTGAACAGTAATTTGTTTCGCATTATAGACAAAAACTGTCTTTTTGTTGCATATTCTATACAAAAATGTTCACTAGGCAACTTGTCGAGCCATTCTGCGTGTTCGAATATCTTTGATTTTTCAACTCTATCAAATTTGGGCGGTGATATGTTGAGGACTGTGTTCGCATTAAAGGCGTTATTGGTCTCACCTGATTTGTATTTTTCGAGGACGAATTCTTTGTGTAAGGCACCGTCAACATGTTTGATGAGATTGGCAACATTCGTAGAAACTCCACAGTTATGGCAACGATAGAAAAGATTGTTGCCTTTAGCAAAAACATACCCTCTCGCCTTTGTTTTGTTCTTTTGAGAATCACCACAAAATGGGCAAGAAAAGTTCCACAGATTAGTGCTCTTCTGCTTGAAGTTACGCAAGCGGGAAGAGATTAATCTAACATATTTTGATTCGACAGGAATAGACATACAACCATAATATAACAGATTTCACAGAAAAAATCAACTACTATTTCAAAAGTTTACCTAACATTGCCAGGTCAACATTACCAATTAACCAACCTAAGGCAAGAGCGCCACCAAGAATCATCCACTTATATTTGTCTATCTCAGCAAGAGCATTAGACAATCGTGTTGGGTCAGTTTTAGCATGCTTAATTAAATCAGAACGCAGTTCATCAATGCGGCCAGAAATATGACGCTCGACTTCATCAATACGCTCATGGATTTCTCTATTGACCGTAGTGATACGAGAGTGTAACTCTTTAATATCTTCTTTCAATTCTTGTTCCGCTTTTTCGTGTTGTTCATGTCTTTGTTCGTGCAAACTAATCATTTGCATGATGTTAACATTTAACTCCTGAATTTTTGAAATTGATTCAGAGAGTTTTTCACAAAGACGGTCGGTCTGTTGAACATCTTTTTCCAACAGACCCACCTTCAACTCGACTTCGTGCAACTTTTGTTCCTCTGGATACATTACTTCTTCTCAGGAACTGGAGTGCCTTCTAGTTTCTTATGCACTTTAATTTTTTTACATTCTTGCACAGGTTTGCCATCTTTACCTTTTACAACTTGGCCTTTGGCATCTACCTTATCTTTACAAACTTCTTTTACTTCACCTGCAGCCATAGATGATACTGCAAAAAGAGACAACATTGAGGCGATAATTAGTTTTTTCATTTTTCTTCCTTTTTAGCAAATTTTTCTGTTGCCGTAAATCCTAAACCGGCTACTACAATATACATCATCGCTTCATATACATTTGGGTCAACTTTGTAATCCCAAACCAAATCACCGATGAAACCTGCGGCACACAATATAAAGGCAGCAATCGTAACGGCACGCTTACTGCTAATGCCGTCATCGGTGCCGTCAGTAAATAATGTAAGAAACTTCATTAATGACCACCCATTACATGTAGAGCATGCTCATAGTGCTTAATGCGGTCTTCCAAACCAATGTAACCACCATTGATTCGTCTTGTTAATTCTTTGATATCACCTGTATCAGCCCACTTGTTTAGATTGTTTGATTCCCAGAACCAGCAAGCAGATTGAGCTGCACCTTCAAATGTTGCAAGATACTCAGGCACATCTTCTACACGCATTTCTAAACTGTCAGCAAATGCTTGATAATTGTTTTTACCTGTCAACTGAATCAAACCACGGCCACAATATCTGAAGCCATCACCTGATGCCTCATCACCATTACCCATACGATTAGCATAGACACGATTTGCAATTGCTTCTTGCTTGTTTGGTCGTGAAGCATAATCATTGGCAATGGCATCATCAGGAAAATACTTTGGAAATATCTTGCGTAATGTAACTGCACGATAGTTTAAATTCTCTTTCAATGCCGTAAAACCACCAGATTCGTGAGCGCATTGTGCAATAAAAGCCGCAATTCGTTGTGGTGTGTTAATCTCATAGTCAGGCAATAACTGTGCCAATGCACGGTGCCAATGCTCAACATACGGATTCTTAGGCAGTAATTGTTTTAATTGGTCAAGTGTCAATTCAGTCATTTTTTGTCCTTAGGCCAGTGCAGATACAGCAGTAATAGCTGCATTGATTGCTATGTTTAAATTCTCTTTGAACTGCAATTCTTCTGCGTTCATTGATACGGCTTTCTCTACTTCTAATCCTTCGAGTAAAGATTTATATTCTGTGGCACTAATCTGTTGTGCATTATACAAAGAGGTATATTCTTCGTATGATTGTGCTATCTGTTGTAAGTGGTTCATCGTGGTTTCTTTCCTATGACTTTTTGGGCCACTTCAGCAGAGCGACCAATTTGTTGTAGCTTGAGTTTGCAAAAAGTTTCAGATACAGTAGAATCTTTAGCATATAAATCTTTTCCTTGTTTAGTAAGTTCAACCAAATTGCCTGCTAATTTGGCGGTATCAACATTACGAGGAATATTCTCTGAAAAATTTCTCATTTCAACTGCTATAAAATACAAATCATTCATATTTTGTTTTGATACTTTTTGGTCTTTACAATCATCAACAGACAATTCTGCTTTTGTTTTAATTTTATTGACCAATGCGTATTCTGTGGTGTCATAGCCTGCCATGAAATAGGCATCAAACAATGCACATCCAGACAATGTTGTGGTTATAAGAGCAACAGCAATTAGTTTCTTCATCCTTGCCTCTTAAAAAATTGAACTTGGCGCTCTCGCTTCATCGCACCTTCTTTTGTATTATAAGTGCCAAGATTGCGACCTGTTTTCTTGGAAACCAATCTATACTTACCATCAACTCTTACGATGGTTTCATTTATAAATTGTTTTAGTGTTTTCATTTTACACTATCCGCAATTTGTTTCTGTTGTTTATACCATTCTATCCAGGCATCAACTTTTACTTTACATTCGTGATATTGTGAATAGTTGGCAGTTACCACTTCTAGCACATCACTCATTTCTGCATTTTCTTTTAACTGTTTCAAACCAGGACAGGCCTGCATAATCTCTGTTGGTGCTTCTGGAAAACTCATCTTCACAGGCACCGCTTGGCAACCAATTAGAAATAGAGGTAATAGTAGAGCAATATATTTCATTTTACTTTTGTTGCCTCATTGTGTATATTAATTGCCTCTGGTGCCACTTTACAGTCAGCATTTACTTTGACCTGAACTTCTTTAATTTTTTCTTTTATAATAACTTGTTGTTGTTTGATTTCTTTATTTTTATTTGCCAATTCCTTTGTTAACTTTGTATTGGCATCTTTCGATTGCTGCTCTGCAACCTTAACTTTTTCTTCATATTTTTTTGCTTCTTCAATCCAAGATTTAGAAGCATACAAATAACCTTCTGCAAATACCGCAGCAATAAACAAAGGTAATGCAATAGCTCTAAGAATAGAAGCATAATTGTTAATGAATGGAACTTTATTCAGTATTGAACCAAAAAATGTTCCAACCACACCGACAATTAAGGCGGCATGAACAATGTAACTAATCCACGAACTTAAAAACCACATTATCATTTTTTAATTACAGGCTTTCTTGTAAAAATTGCAAACGGAACAACTTTCTTTTTGTTGCGTAATTTAACTCCTGGTTCGCCTTGTGGGCCAACACCAAGACCAGCAACATCACCGCCTCCAACATTGTTTGCAGGTGCACCACCAACCATACTTACATCTTCTCTGTTAACCTGTTTTTGTAAGCGGTCAATTGCGCCTTTTAAATCTTCTTTTCCGGCTGCATGACGAGCCTTCATTTGTTTTTCTAATTCAGCGTGCTTTTTTTCTCTTTCGGCCGCTGCCTGACGAAATTTATCTAGTGATGTGATTTTCTTTTTCATAGTTGTCTATTTATTCTATGCGTTTATCAATAAACTACATTGTCCTGCGGTAATTGCACTTGTATTTGCTCCTCCATAAGGATTTGCACTTTGCGTTTGTGCTAATAGCGAAGTTGGTGTTGTAAAGTTACCAGTATAAACACCTACACCTTTCAAAATACGGAAACTTTGAATATTGCCACCAAATTGTTCTGAAGCTAAACCACCACCCGCCTTACTACCAATGTAGAATGTGCTTGATGAATCTGTATGGTTTGTAGTGTTGACCACACCGCCTGCGGTACTTTTTAATACACCATCTTTATATGCATACAATCTACCACTAATTCTTACAATTGCAAAATGAACCCAAACATTTTTATATGTTCCAATATTACCGGAAGAAATTAGTGCAGTAGGTGAATTTCCTGGCCAATAATAAAAAGTTCCTCCCTCAATACTTACACCGTATTGAGCGATTGAACTGGTACCATACCAAAATATTCTTGGAAAAGTAACACTATCCGTTTGATATTGAAACCATTCAATTGTATAATCACCTGTTCCAAATGCATAACCAGAATTACCTGTTGTCGATAAAAAACTATATGGTGCGGTTGACTTATAAGTTATCTGATAACTGTTTCCACTACCAAAAGGTGATGTAGCAACTACACCTACTGTACCACTTGTTGATGGTGTTACTGTGCTTGCGGTATTACCTATAGCTGAAGAATCACCAATAACTGTGATACCAGATTGAAAAGTAATACCTGAACCAATAATCACTATACACCTTTTAGAAAGAAAAAATGTTTTTTCATAAATTTAATATCCAGTGCCACCAACATTGTAGCCAGTGTAAACTGTCCACGAAGTTCCAGTAGAATTGCCAACCATTACATAACTTTGATTAGCTGTAACACCACGATTAGATGGTCCTAAATCACCACCTGCTAATTTTGCGGTTTGGCTATACAAACCAGAAATAATTGCTGGATTTGAATTTCCTCTTGCTTGCACTCCAACCAACAATTCTAACCAAGGCACATTACCTGTTAAGCTTGGATTAAAGAAAGTTAATTCATAAACCATGTTTGGATTTCCTGGCGTGCCAGAGGTAGCTGCTGTGCCTTCCCAACGCAACCTTTTGTAATCTGTACCTGAAGTAAACGAAGATACTCTTTGCCAAGAATTATCTGCACCAGCAAAAAAAATCTTATTTAAAGCAGGATTGTTAACACTCAACGAATTAAAAACATTTGAACCAGAGCCAAATGTTATATAATAATTTGAATTTGGGAAAAACGAAGTATATCCTGTGTTGTTGTATGTCCATGTAAAAGGTAATGACACATTTGTATTTGCATCGTCACCAGTTGAAGATACAATTGAAATCCAGTTGGAAGCAGGAAAAGGACTTTGAGCACCTGCACCTAAAACTGGTGCTTTTGTGCCTACTTGTAAAGTATATGTGCCAGCATCACGACTAATGGTGGTGCCTAAACCAATTGTAATTCCTGGACCAATTATCATTTTATTTGTCTTAGTGCTTGTGCAATGGTCATATCTACGGGAATCTCTGAAGAAAGAATATCTTGCCCTCTAATGCCACGCACTTTTTCTGGCATACAACTTAAAAACAACAAATATGTTTTAAGTGCTGAATAATCTTCTTTGGCCATTTGAAAGAACAACAGGCGTGTCGTTACTTCTGGACCAAAAACATTGTTAAGAACCACCAAATGATTTAAAACCAATTGTTCTCTTAACTCATTTACTTTACGATATCTACGAAACAATCTTTTTAAGTAATTGAATCGTTTCATATCTTCTTTAAACTCACTCATTATGCAGTTAGGCTTATCATATGCCTTAGTTGCATATAACATCACATTATCATTATTTAAATTTTCAAACATTATTATTCTATTTCTTGGTTGTCCTCGCCGCCTTCGTCCATTAATTCGTCCATGCGTTCATCATCACCAACTTCCGCAAAAAACTCATAATGACCTTCATCGGAAAGATAATAAAGGATGTATATGTTGCTTGCCAAATCTTCCTGGCCAAACTGATTCAACTCAATAACGAGTTCATCTCCTTCGGGGTCAGCATCGTAAAGTGCTGGTAGGTCAAAACCATACCTATGTAGCACTTTACGAATTGCCTGTATACCACCTTCTGGAGAGAGAAAAGGACTATACAACTCGTTTGTTAAGCGATAGTTTATCTCCATACGGATTTTTGGGTTATCAATTGCTGATGACCCTTCACCCGTAGGTTCGTGAGCTTCTATTGCTTGACCAGATTCAATACTGGTCAATTCTTCAACAAACTGTTTAAATCGCATTAGTAAACATTACCACCGTCACCATACATGGAACCCATGGCAACAACTGTTTCAGTTTGAACACGATTTGCACGACCGCCCATTGTAATTGTAAACACAGCATTACCTGTATTTGGTGTTGCAATAGGTGTGTTAGCGTATAAACCTGGATTGTTAATTGTAATGCTTGTGATATAACCAGCTGTGTTTACAGAAATTTGTGCATTAGCAGCAGTATTACCTGTTGTTGCACCGATGCCGTTACCAGCAGCAAATGTGATATAGCTGTTTACACCAACTGCACCTGCGTTAGCGGTGATTGCTGCAATTGGGCCCATACCAACTTTGCGAATAACCCAACCTGCGTGTTGTGGAACACCTTGTGCTGATGTTGCAGCTGCCTGCTCAGAAGCATCTACACCAAAAACACCAATAGCTGCGTTTTCAATGTAAGCATTAATTGCTGTATTTGCGTAATATACTTGACCATTGGCAGTTACTTGTGGCGTATCACCACCGTAACCAGTTGTGTCGGTCTGTTTTGGCGCATTATTACTTGCGTCTAAATTTCCCCAAAGTGACATTGTTTTCTCTCCTAAAAATTGTGGAATTTGATAATCTATTTATGCCTGCACTCAAATCTATACTTTTGTTAGTGTAGTTGATAGCTCAGGGTCTTTCTGAAAGGCATCTTCAGAAGCCTTCTTCTTTTTCATTACTTCTTTTACAATAGCTGCCTTGCGTGTTTCTTCTTTTACAGGCATCTTTTTCATTGTTTCTGATTGTTTCTTCATCGCCATACGAGCAATATCTCTGGCACGGGACATAGGTGTATGTTTGGCACCAGATTTATCGGTTATAGTGCCTTTTGTTGTGGTGTATGGTTTGTCAAATGGTGGCTCTTTTGCTTCTGATACAGATTTCCAACCACCACCCATTTCTTTATATTTCTTTGCAGCCCAACCGTTTGCGTATGCTGATGGGTAAACATCAAACTTTGCTTTCGCTTGTGCTTTTGCTTGTGCCCATTTTTCTGGTGAAGTTGGAACATTCTTCTCATCAATCTGTTCAACTTCTTCTTTTACAGGATGATAGTCATGTTTCTGAAGTTCTTTTGCTTTCTGCTGAGTAACAACTAATTCTTTACCAGATGTTTTATGACGAACCATAACTGTTTTTTCTTTTGCAGGTACAGCACCTTCATTACGCAATTTAGCTAAGTTTTCTTTATCAGAGATTGTATCTTTGCGTTTTAAATCAGATAATTTCAATGGTGATTGACCTTGTTGTTTACGCAAGTATGCAGGAATATCGGATTTCTTAACTTCTTCGTCCATTTCACTCTCTAAGTAATTTGCAGCTACAACAATATAATCTTTCGCCAATGTAATTTTTGATTGAACCCACTCAGGTAAATTTTCATCATCTTCAATCATATCGTGAATCTTTTGTGCGTTACGAAGAATTGTTTTTAGCTGTGTTTTAGCCATATCACCTTCGTAATCATACTCTCTTTCATCTTTTTGCTCGTTCATTTCTTTTCTCCGCTCGGCATTTGATTTGACATTTGGTGCATCAGGATTTTTGTATGGTTTAACTCTCATACCTTTTTTATCATAGTTACCAGATTTCTTTTTAGAAATGGCAGTTGCAGCTGCAATTGCCGCAGCCGAGGCTTCTTTTAACTTCTTCATTGGTTCTTTATTTGGTTTGTCTGTCAAAGTCATAGCTGCAGTTCCTTGGACTTGCATTTCTTCTTTACTGTCCAATCCTTCTTTTACTTCAACGGAATCTTGCACACAATTTGGCACCATCTTATCACCTTTTTTCTTTAGACCAATTTGGCGATAACCTGTCCAACATCTTTCTTTAAGAGCAACATTGGCACTATCGGACTCTGGTCTTGGTGAAGCAACGGCTTTATTTGGCACCATGCGAGGAGTGGTAGGTTTAAACCTACCTTTCTCTCTGTGTTGCTCGCTAAAAATTTCAGACAATTTTTTCATATTAATCTTTTTTAGCCATCTTGGTTGCGGTTGCATACATTACTGATTTAGCACGCTCACCGTAACGCTCTTTGAAACCAGGCATTTTCTTTTTCATTGATTTAACAATTTCTTCTTTTTTCTTTGCTTCTGGTTCTGTAAGTGAACGCTCTTCTAAATCGATTGTAGAAACTTTAACACCGTTTACATCGGTAAAATCATACACTTCAACTTCGGTGTGTGTTTCTTCTGCCATTGATTTTACACCAACTGTTTCGCCTGTTGATAACTTAGGTTGCTTCTTTTTACCTGTAGCAACGGCAAGTTGGTCTTCCACTTCTTTATGATATTGCTCATTGTCTGGTTCTTCTTTAACAAATACAGACAAACCATTTTGTTTGTATGCTTCGAGCATATCAGTAAATGATTCGTTAACACGGGTAGAACGGACATAGTTTTGACGAGCACCATATTTCTTAGGTTCTTTGGCTTTCAAATTCTTTTTAGCCATTTCGTTTTCTTTGTCGTAATCTGTATAACCGGCTTCGGTAGATTTCTCTGTGCCGTAGGTGCCTTTGTGTTTATAAACACCACCAACCGATTTGTATTCGTCAATTTGTTCAACTTCTTCTTTTTTCATTTCTTCTTTTGATTTGCCAAAAGTTTTATGAACGAGTTTATCTAACTTACCATGAAATTTAGCTTCTTCTGGTTTGCTAGCACCCTTTTCTTCTTTTACTGGTGTTTTCTTTTCACCACGAAGAATTTTGAAATCTTCAGAATCAATTTTGTTGTTTTTGTTTTTATCAATTTGATGTTGTTGGCCCTTCAATTGTTCATCCATAATTTTGGATGCGGCTTCTGCAACACCTGACAGGTCTTTTTTAAGGTTCATTATAGTTCTCCTAGTTTTTTAATAAATTTCTCGCCATTGCAAGGCAGCAGCAACAGTTGCGGTTGCCTGTGCAGCTGTGGTAATTGTTCTTACGATTACAGCATAAACTTCTGAATTCGATGAATCGTAATTTTGTGTAATAATATTTTTCTTTGCTTCTGAAATACCGCCAGTATTTACTGGTGATAAAGAGTTTTGTGAAGCACCAGCAGGAACAAATCCAGACAACAATATATCTGCATTTGCGGTTACATATGTGTCTGCATTAACGCAATATTCACAACCACTATCGTCATTAGCCGAAGTCCACACTAGAGGGACAGTATTATTTGCTAAACTGGCAGCAGTTGGTAATTTTACAATTTTAAAAAGAATACTGTTTGTTTCTGCATACATCGAAAGAGTATCCAATCTCACACTCAATCTATTTGGATAAGATTGAAAAGTGTTTTTTAATCTCAATGCAATAAGAGGTAATTCTGTTGCAGCAGGTGTTGCAGTTGTTCTTGCATTATTTACAATTGACCAATCAATCCCGGCTTCATTATAACCACCTTCTGAAATTACGGTGCAACAAATTTGATTCATAGAACCACCAGTTGTTGTTCCTGTATTTCTTATTTCGCAACGAACTGGCAAATTAGGATTTGAAAGATAAACAGTATCTAAAACATTTGAGTTGTAATATTCGTGTGCTATAATAATTGCACCATCATGCACAAATCCAACACGAACACGACCAACACCTAACCATTGAAAATCAATGTATATTAATTGTGTTTTAGATGTATCAATATTAAAACCTGATGGTCCTGTACCGTCACATGGGTCAATATTCCATTGTGATTGCGGTACTCTACGCTTATAAGAACCAACATCTGTTTCTAATGCGGTACCACTTACAAAAGAGCGAATAACAAAGTTTAGTGTTCCGTTTTCTGTGCCGGTTGATGTATTTGAACCAACTTGTTCAAAATAAATTCCATCACGGTCATCAAAGTAACCGGTTCGTTTTGTTACATTTTGCTGTGCATATCCAAAACAAACAGATGAAAGAATAACTTGTGATTTACCTGGTTGATAACCGTGATAAAATTTAGTTTGATGAACTGCAACCGATGATGTGCTATTGTTTGTTGACAATGTTGCAGAAGCAGTATTACCAACAAATGTTACAGTTCCTCCATTTGCAGTATAATCTATAAAATTTGGGTCAATACCATAAAGGTGTTTATAATCACCAAGTGTAAATGGATTTGAAACACGCAAACGCCCAAATGCATCACCAGTAGCACCAGAATAAACAGCATCTACTGGTAATCTATTTTCGGTCGACACAATATCACCATTGGCACCATTGGCCAAATACATGACCTCATAGATGTGCCTATTGGTATTTAAAAACTGATTTGTTTGTGTCGTAAATTGGGTCATATTATATTAGCAATTCCACTTTCTTAGTGCTTTGTTGATACGGCTATCCGGGTCATTCGCTGTCTTTGCAGAAGTTAAACGCTTCTTCATTCCACCCATGCGAGCACAGAATGATTTACGGCGATTGGCTGCCTTTGAACCTGGCTTTAGTTTGCTTGGCTTTGTAGTGACAGCCATAGAAAGTTTTGAACCTGGATTTTCACGGCGGTACGATTCAATACCTTTGCGATTTAAACCACCTGATTCAGATTTACCTTCTTTGCGTTGCCATGCGGCCACTTCATCAAGTTCAACTTCTTCACCCATGTGCTTACCTTGGATATTTTTATAATGGCGAGCACCAGTGGCTTTGCCTTCTTTATCATACTCAGCATACTCATAGGTCTTTTCACCTGTTTCACGGTGAGTGCCTGTCTTTCCTGTAGGTGAAAAAGTTTTACCACCTTCACCAGGATAATCTTTTGGTTTTTCTTCCGCTATGAATGATTTAAATGTTTTCATCCTATTGGTCTCTTTGCTTTAAATGTTTTGATATTGATACCTTTTTGTTTCAATACATTATCATTAAAATCACTCATTGATGTAGCATCTTCACCGCCAGCACCAATTGCTTCTTCGAAAGGTTTAACATTTTGTTTTACTTTTAAACCTTTACGAGAGAAGTTTTCACCACTTTGGCCCATTGACAAACCAGGTTCAATACCTTTATCGATAGATTCTTTTACTTTTTCTTTTTGGCGTTGCCTGATTTTTGAGAGTGTGATTTTTGTTGACCCTGTGGCTTCTTGGTTTGCTGGGCCGGTGATGCCTTCGGCGCTTGAGTATTCTTGACCGGTTGTGAGTTCTGCGACACCTTCGGTGTTGAAACTTCGGTCACTTTCGCTGAATCTTCCGAAGGATTCGATTTTGGTTGCTCTTTCGGTTTGATTTTTAGTAAGTTGATTAGTGCTTGAAACATTTTGATTCTCCTCATTTAATTTAATTACATATCCATTCTTATATGGCATTACGGTACCATTCATGGTATGTGCTTCTCTTGCTGCGGCTCTGCGTAGCATGAAAGTTTTTATTTTACCTGTTTTATCTTTAAGGATTTTAGGTTGTTTTTCTTCTTCAAAATTATCGTAATTAATTTCGTCTATGTTTGTACCAAGTAGTAATAGGTTTAAAGCACCAGAATCAGACAATGAATATGATTCTGATAGTTTGCCTTTGCCAAAGTTTGATACATTAATTGGTGCACCTTTGCGTTCTGGATTTGGGTCGTGTTTGCGTTTAGCTCTTACAGCTGCAGCTCTTTCTTGTTTTGTCAGAGATTCACGCTTTGCTCTTGACATGCATTTTGGTTTTGGTTCGCCAGGTTCTCTTGCACAAGGACCAATTGCTTCACCTTTACTGTTGATTCGTTTCCAATCTCCTGCTGGGTCTGTCTTACTAAACCATTTACGCAAGTCCTCTGCAAACACCTCTTCAAATTCTTCGTTGACTGTTTTCTTTTTCATTGAGCTGCCTGACACAGGAATATTTGGTTGCTGTGGTTCATCTTTCTGCACCTCAACAAGTTTATCGTGGATAGAGCGATGTGTAACTTTGCCATTTTTACCATAACGACCAAACCCATAGTATTGTAATCCCATGTTGCGTGCTTCTTGTGCAGCATTTGAACTTGGGTGTGGTGTTAATTCTGCGCCACCTTTTGGTACAGGCAATTTATCTGATACATCTAATTCGTGTGCAACCCACATTGAGGCTGCTTCTGATGAAGGTGGTTCTGCAACAAACGCTTTAACATTTTTAAAGAGTTCGAGCATCTCATCTTTTTTGGCTTTAACAACATCAGGTGGTGCTTGGCGCAAATCTTGTGAATTGTCAAACTCCATGTATTTGTTACCAAACATCTTAGCAAGTTCTGGTCTTGCTGCTTGCACGGCGTCCCATTTTTGCTTACGAATATCTTCTGGCACGGTGCGACCACCACGAGTGCCTCGTTCTATGTTTCTTTGTTTTGATACTTCATCATCGGTGTTTACCATAATCATAGAAGTATCATAACCAATTTCTTCTAAGCGGCTTTTAATACGACCAATCTTTTCATGGTCATCACCTGTGCCATTGATAATTAAACCATTGCGACCAAGAAGTGCAAGGCGTTGGCGTAACTCTGTCATGCTCTTTGCACGACCACGAACCGCATCTCGTTTCTCTTGTTCAGATGATGGCATGGTTTTATCTAAACCTGATTTGTCCATCAAAAACTCTAATGCTTTGTCTGAATTGATTTCTGTAAGACCATGACCTTGTAATGTGTTATCAAGCACATAATCTTTACCAGAACCTGGACCACCAGCAAGAAACACCGCTTTGAAAATTGCTTGGTCATGCACACCTTCAACCAGCAAGGTTTCAAAATCTTCATCAATTGATTCATTGACACCCATGCCTTGTCGAACATGGTTATACATTTCTTTTGCGTGTGCATCGGTCATTTTTGACGGCACACCTTTACGGAATTCTTTGAAGTTACCATTTGCAGCATGTTCACGCATTTTACTTGCGGACATACCTTCTACACCTTCGGCATCCGGGTCACGGTCACCAGCAGAATGAACTTCAATCTTTTTGAAATTAAAAGAACCATGTGGCCCTTTTACACCATTGTATTTGTGTAATAGTTTATGGTATTCATCTACACGGTCTTGGCCGCCAACCATGTGTAAATGAGTTACACCGGCTTTATGTAATTTGGCTGCTTGTGCTAGAAAGTTTGGTGCAGAAGAATCTGAGGCTGATACATTGACGCCAGAGAAGGCACGCTTGGCATGCTTAAGTTTTTGCGAAGGACTGAGAGGATTTTTCTTAGGGTCTTGTGAATGAGAAACTACAATATGTGCTGAACCGCCTACTTTGTCAGCAATTTCTTTGACCTTATTGACTAATTTTTCATGGCCAACAGTAATTGGGTTCATACGCCCAAATGCCATTACCGCATGTTTTTCTTTCTGCTCTTGCAGAAAATCAGTAAATCTCATATTCCTCCGCCTCTACAGCAGTTTATTGATTTGGTATTTATGTTCTGTAAACTTCACCAGAGGTCTTAGAACTCGACCTTTTTTTAATCAAATCGAGTATTTCCTCATTATTTGCCTGCTCTGCGGTGGGTGCAAAATATGCTCGGTCATGGGTCTCCACACCTCGTCTTGGTTTAGAGATATAATAGATGGCCAAAGATTTACGATAGACACCTTCTGGACATACAATTTCTGTTGGAAGACCATGCCACGAATTCTGTGTGGTATCAAACAAGACAGCACGATTGAATTTATTGTAAACTTTGGTAACACATTCTTTTGGTAGATTCTTTTCTGAATCGTGTGACCAGAATTCGAGGCCACCATTCCATTCTTCTTTCCAATCTGGTGTCATGTAGATAATGATATTAATTCTTCTTTCCATGCCAAGTTTTGGATGAATAGAATAATCTTTGTGCATGTTTAATTTACCACCACGACCATGCATATGCCAACCACCACCATGCATACCATAATCCGCAACAAGGTCAGGTATACCGGTGATAAGCCTAACACTTTCAACAAATCCAGGTGTATTCATCAAAGTAAATGCCTGATATGTTTTGGCAGGAAATAAGTCCCAATGTGGTGTGAGTTTTTTGTTCTCAATTGCATTACGATAAACTGACCAGATATTTGGGTCATTGTAATCGGGAAATTCATTAGACAAATCCAATGCAGTAATATCTTCAAAGAAGTTATCAATAATACAATGGCGAAATGGTTTTGCCTCTTGGAATTCTTTACTTAATTTATCGTAATCAAACTGGTTAATCATATCTTTTTACTTTGTATTCTGGTTTCAAATAGTTATGTAATGAAAATAATCTTTCCATAACAAATGAAAAATTTGGTATCACATGGCCATTATACATTCTGCCATCAACATACAAATACTTATGCATGATTTCATCTTGGTTTGCAATCGCTAAACATTCGTCCATAAAGCTAAGCAAACTTGTCCAATATTTACTGTTACCAACATAGTAATTGCATGTGCCAAAATCTTCTGGTCGATATTGTAAATCTTCGGCTCGAACTGTAATGCCTAGTTTTGGAAATAAACGATTAGCAAACTCTAACATACCTGAGTGCCATTGGTCACCTTGCACCCACAAGTTTATGTATTCGTTACTTAGATGTTTGAATGGGTCAAAATGATAACAGTCATAGCCAGGAGTATTTTCAATCCAAGATGTGAACTGATAACCTGCTAGGTTTGTCTTTTCGTGCCAGCGCCATGACATGAGACCCCAATACACATCTGAGCCAGCATGTTTTTCATATAACTTTTTCCACATTGGATATTCACGCAAATGTGGTGATTCATTCTTTCGATTGTCGAAAGGTACAAAAGCGGCATCTAAATGTTTTACTTGAGCATCATCATAGTATGCTTGATACACACAAAGATTCATCGCACCATATCTTCAATGATTGCTTCCATATTGTATTGTGGTTCATAACCTAGAGATTTTAATTTATCACTAAGCATCCACATACTACGAACCTGAACCGTTCTATGAAACTGTGGTATTTCAATTGGGTTTAATTTGCCTTCGCCACCAATTAATTCTTTAGCATACTCAATCATATCTTTAAACAATAAAGGTTTGCCATTGCCAACATTATAGATGGTGTTGATTTCACCTTTTTCCATGATTAATTTGATTGCTCGAGCAGCATCACTTACATGAATATAATCACGATATAGATTGCCACCATCATATACATTTACATCACGGCCTGCCTTCAATTCATTAATCATATGTTGAAGTGCGTTTTTTTGTGGTGAGGCCTTTTTATCACCATAACCTGCAACATTGGCCAATCTAAGAATACGATGCTTAATCTTAAATGTTTCGCAATAAGAGATTAGTAATTGCTCTGCACAGCGTTTAGTAATTGAATAGAATCCATTTGGATAACAATTCGATTCTTCAGTTGCAGGCATTTCAGTTTCACCATAAACAAACCACGAACTAATAAAGTTGAATGTCAGGTGTGAATCTCTACATTGTTCTAACACCCTCATCAAAGTGGTTAGATTGGTGTCAATGTCAATATATGGGTCTGTTTTGACATTATAGTTGGTTACAGTAGAAATCATGTAAAGAATGTCATAAGTTTTTACCTTATAATCATCACGAGCATTTACTATACAACCAGGATTCTGTTTAACAAATTCAGAACCAACGAAGCCAGAACCACCAAATACTTGTATCATGCTATTGCTTTGACGAGAGAACAAATTTCTTCTGTTGTTAGAAACATATCAAATTTATTATATGATATTACTTTTCCGTCTTTCAAAATTTCACGATTTAAGGTTATCTGTGTATAACCTTCTGGATTTTTTACTTCTGTTTTAATGACCGATAAACGGCATTCGTTTTCTTCTTTAATTAACATTTTTCACCACACTTTCTATATAATCAAAAACACTATCATTCCAAAATGGAGGGCAACCAAGAATAAAGACATGTGATAGTGCTTTGTTTGCTAATGGATAATCCATTGCATCGTCTAAATGTTTGTAGCCTGGATGCAACAGAATGTTACCTGCAAAATAATTTCTTGTTTGAATTTTATTTGCTTCAAAATGTGCTACTAATTTTTCTTTTTGTTTTTGTGATTCACAAATAATTGGAACACCAAACCAAGATGGGTCTGCTTTTGCTAAGGTATCAGGAACACGAATCATTAGATGTTTCTTTAAAATACTTTCTAATCTCTTTTTATGTTCTCTACGCTTGTTATCAATGTAATCTGCTTTTTCTAACTGTGCTAGACCAATTGCACCTTGTAAATCTAGTGGCTTTAAGTTATAACCCATAGTTGCAAACACATACTTGTGGTCGATAATGCCATCATAACCTGGCAACCACCGGTCAAAGCGATTACCACAGGTGCCACATGGCAATTGATTGTTTGAACCAACACAATAACAATCTCTACCCCACCAACTAAACGAACGGACCGTATCAATTAAAGCCGTATCGTTAGATGATACCATACCGCCTTCACCAGTAGAAATGTGATGAGCAGGATAGAATGATGTTGACCAACAATAATACAAATCAGTAATTAGTTTTCCATTCCACTTTGTGCCTAGTGTATCACAGTTATCACCAATCAATACGATGTTATTTCTGTAACAGATATCGTGTATTTTGTCCATGTCAGGTGGATTTGCCATGACAGGAGACACGATGATTGCTTTAGTTTTTGGTGTAATCTTTTGTTCAATTAAATTTACATCAAAGTTCAATGTATCAAATTCAATATCAACAAATACTGGTTTAAGATTGTTCTGAACCAATGGTGCAATTGTAGTTGGAAAACCAACAGGTGAAACAATGACCTCATCACCATCGTTCCAACCTAAATGTTTTTTAACACCAGCAATCATCACCAAGTTGGCAGATGAACCGGAGTTAACCATGTGTGATGCTTTTACATTGTAACGCTTTGAGAATTTAATTTGAAACTGTTCAACTCTTTCGCCAGCAGAAATCCATTTGCCTGTCAATAAAGATTTGACGGCACCAGCCAATTCGTTTTCGTCCCAAAGTTGACCTGAATACATGACATAATCTTCACCAGGTTTAAAGTTGTCGTAGTTCTGTAAATACTTTGGTTTTGCTTCACGAACTAATTCTAAAATTTTATCTTCAATCATTAATATGTCTCTTTCAATCCTGTGCCACCCATAATGCCTTCAACGCCAAGAGTATCAAACTCTGTAACCAATCTTCTATCTAGGCACAGATAATGTGAGTGTTCTGTATCGATGCCATGTTGAATCACATTGTTTAGTATTGGTTGTAATGTCTGCAAGTAATTATCTAGTAATGACGGACACAAAGAATAAAACCTTGTGATGTAAAGATGGTCAGTAACATTTCTTTTTCTGTTTTCATCCATCCAAGATGGTATTGCAGTTTTGAAAACATAACGGCCATAAAGATTATCATACTTTGTTATATCAAAGTTATCATTCAACACAGAACGAGCAGAGTATTTAAATATTCTTTTTACACCATGAAACAATTTCATTAGATGTTGATTCTGTTTAAATAACAAAAGTGTTTTAAACACCATAATAATTTCTGCTTCACTTTTGCGACCAGAAGAAGCCATCGCAAAAATATCGGGGTCATTCCAAAAAATAGCCTGACAATACTCTGATATTTTTTGTTTAGTTTCTTCTGATACTTTGTTTGGTGAACCATCAACCAATATGATATGAGCATCAGGTAGTTTTTGTTTTAGATTTTCTAGTGTTTCAATTGTCTGGTCTAATCTATCTTTTGGATTAATAATGCCAATGCCTGTGTCTAAAGCAGAGGTAACTAAAAATAGATTTTTACTTGGAATAAAGCTCATAATTCTTTCTCATTGTATCGACCATCAATTCACTAATATTTTTATTTGGTTCCCAACCAATCACTTGCTTTGCCAACTCGTTTGAACCCAAGGCAAACTTATTTACCTCATGTTCTAATACTGTTTTCTTAATTGGCTTTTCACCAGAGTGAAGCTCATTATACTCTGACCAGAACTCTTTTGCAGGCAAAAATGAGTGTTTAATTTCCATGGAAAATGCCTGTTCAGCAAAACCAATAATATCTCTTACTGAGGTTAATGTGGTGGTACAAAGGTTAAAAGTTTGGCCCAATGCATTTGGATGTGATAAGCATTTCTCAATCATTGTTACCACATCATCAACATGGACATAATCCCGTTGTTGTTTGCCGTCAGAGTAGAATACAGGCTCACGGCCATTCTTTACCTCACGCACAATGTAATTAATAAGCGGTGGTGATTTGCGGTGTATATCTTGCCTTGGACCAAATACATTGAAGAATCTCAGTATTGTATAATCAATGCCATAATTCTTATCGAAAGCATGAACAACTTCTTCCATCAACTTCTTTGAAAGTGGATACATCAATCTTGGTTTGACTTCAATCTGTTCTTTAAATGGTGCATCAGCAGATTCATTGTTTTCATAGATTGCAGATGTGCTAGCAACAATGACCTGTGCATTTACAAATTTAGCGGCCTTCAATACTGAAGCTGTGCCTGCAACATTGACACTTAAACATTCGTATGGGTCTGATTCTGCAACAGGCAAAGCAGTAATAGCTGCAAGATGAATTACTTTTTCGATGTTCTCTCTTACAATTACTTCTTGTAAAAAATCTGTATCTCGTATATCACCGCTTTCAAAACGGCAAAAGAAAACACCATTTTCTTTTAAATTATCCAAATAACCATTGTTTAGATTATCATAGGCAACAACTTTGTGGCCTTTTTGTGTCAGTAATAGTGCTAGTGTTGAACCAATACCACCTGCACCACCAGTAATTAGAATGTTCAAATCAAATCTCCCAAATCTTCACTATCTCGTTTAAGATTGATAGCAATAGCACTTGGGTATGGATTTGAATTCGCATAATCATTAATTAATATTCTCTTGGCGTGATGAACTTCCATGATTAATTGACAATCACCAAAACCTAGCATTTCTAAAAGGCTCGTTGTAATTTTACGATGTTTTTCTTTGCGAGCAGTTGTAAATATAATTTTACAACCTCTTTTCTTTTCATTTAAAAGAGTAGTTACATTATCCCACAATACATCATCTGGTTCGTAATAGTCCCACTTTGATTTAACAATTGTGCCATCGATATCGCAGAAATAAGTTGGTTTGTTATTGTAATCGAACCAATCATCAGCAACACCAACATCAATAAAGTTTTCTACTTCACTCTCAAAGAATAAACTGCCTTGTAGAATCATGTAATCTACAATGTTTGATACAAATATTTCTCCAGAAATTTTTAAGTTATCAAATGCATCCAGAAAACTTTGTGCGGTTTCAAACTGATAACCACCTACACAGAAATGGTCACTCACAATCTTTTTTTCTACAACAGAGTTGATAATGCCTTGTTCGTTTGTAAGTGTATAACTCTTGGCACCAGCCGTTCTGATTCGTGGATGATTTGATAGTTTAGCAATATAGATTACATTACCATCTTTTTCTTCTGTCTGATAAAAACCATCACAATCTTTAATCAGTAATGGTGAGTTTACATTGACACGGCCTCGTTTGATTGCTTGATAAACTGTATCAGCAGGACCTGTCGTTGGTTTGTCTAGCACCACAATATCAATCTTATTGCCAAATGCATCCTCTAATTTCTTACGAGCCATAAATCTTTCATCATGCTCTTTTAGAATCACAATAGTTACAC